CTCTAGGATCACTAACTCCACTTAAAGATGATGGTCTTGCGCCAGGTCTATCATATCCAACTCTAGGATACCTTCTAGTGACACCTTGATCTTGCCCTGCTCCTGCAGATTGATACACTGGTCCAGGACCACCATTAAACAATCCTTGAAGGTTTATATCAGGAACACTATCAAGTGGAAATACTGCTCCAGTATCTCTAATATATCTGATGTATGAGATACCAACATTGCATTTTAGCAACTCACTACCATCATATGACACTGGCATAGATGTAATATTAACTGGGAATGCACCAATGAATGTGTATCCTAATGATGGACCATAAACATCCTTTTCAAATTTGCTAATGAAAATATCAGATCTGTATGTATCTGGATAATTGAATCTATAATTTGCAACTCTAGATTTAAATGCTCTAGGATTATATTGACCAGCAATAAAATCTATCCATCCTTCAAAAAATTCTATGACTTTATAACCTCTATCAACATAGAAAGTCATATTCAAGGTATCATCATAATCACGTCTATATGCCATCTTTTCAGTGACACCATGATAATCATTCTCTACAGTATGAGTTCTCAAAAATGTTCCTGGAAGTGATGTTTCACTGCACAACAATTCCATATTCTCACCATCAAGTCCATAATTAAATCCCCTAGAAGACAGGAATGCACTTACTGATGGAGGTGGTTGTAACTTTACTTGATATACAGATGTCTGAGCAATATTCAGAATTCTGCTCTTCAAGTGCGATGTCTTAATGGCATTAGGACGTGGAGCAGGCATCTATAAATAAATTTGGACTACTATTACTATGTATAAGACATGCCTCGTGATTCCAAGTACCATCAGGGAAGGTTTCATCCCCAATATCCTGAAAAATATTTGGGTGATGCTAATAATATTGTTTATAGAAGTAGTTGGGAATTACATTTCCTAAGATGGTGCGATAGAAATGATAATGTTTTGGAGTATGCATCTGAAGAGTTCAGCATACCATATGTTTCACCTGTAGACAATAGAGTTCATAGATATTATCCTGATGGTTTTGTAAAAATAAAACATCAGAATGGTGAAATCAAAAAGTATGTTGTTGAAATTAAACCTTTAAGGCAAACTCTTGAACCTAAAAAACCAGACAAAGTTACCAAGACATATATTAATGAGTGCAAAACCTATGCAGTGAACCAGGCAAAATGGAAATTTGCCAGGGAATTCTGTAAAGATAATATGATTGAATTCAAAATTCTAACAGAAGAGGACTTAGGTATTAAGTCATATGGAACAAGAAGACTACCTAATAAGCGATACAAACAGAATAGAAAACGTAGTAGATGATATCATTGGTCTCAGAGATCCTGATGATATGATGATAGAATTGTTGGATACTTTGAAAACTACTGAGTTAGTCCCAACTGTTGGTAGATATTATACCTTTGTTTATTCTCCTAAGACACCCAGAATTGAATATGACCAGCATCCACTGATTGCTTGTGTTGGATTATTCAGATGGGGATTCAGAGGTATCAATTATCACTGGAGTGATTTTAGAAACTACACTTGGGAAGAAGTTTCTGGAAGTTTGCATCTTGTATATCCATTAGAGTTGAATGATATGAGATCTATCCCGTATCAACATTTCAGGATAAATAACTAAACTGGACAAAACGCTACCTGATGGAAGTTAAAACAAAAAAGTCTATAAAAAATATATTGTTCACACAAAGAACTTACACTGAAGGTGCTAATGGAAGTGTAACACAGCTTTTTGATTCTCCCATAGGTTCTCTCGGAAATGTGGTGCCAGGTTATAGTATTCAACTAGCATCCAGAGATAAACAAGGTAAGTGGAAAGTAGATAATCTTCAAAAACTCACAGAGTTTTATAACAACGCAAATAAAACAAATCTTTCAGAAAAAGATGTTAATAAAATATTTTACTTATCCATAGCTCCAGAAGCTAATAATGATGCAGCAAATATTCTCAATACCAATAGTAACTACTCTAGTCAACAAACAGCTATCATACAAAGAAAATCATATGTAGCAGCAGGAATACCTAAAGTTACTGATCCATCTACAGGAGGATCTACAAATTCAAAAGGACAAAAGACCACAGCACCAATTACTGCACCAGCACCTGCTGCGACCACTGCAGCAACTGCAGGAGATCAAACGATTACTTCTGGTGCTAGTGTAGACGCAGGGGGATCAACAAGTTCTGGAGGATCTGCAGATGCACCAGCACCTGCTACTACTGCAGCAGATAGCCAACCAGTAAAGCCACTCCCCCCAACAATAGATCCCAATCAAATTCCTCCTAAAAATTCTCCAATTCTTAGGTATCCATTAGCAAACCTGGATGTTGTTGGTGAAGAGCTTGGAATTGGATATGATTATATTAAGATACAGATAGTAAATCACATTTCTTCTCTGGATCCAAATGTCTTTTTGCCTGGACAAAATTCACAAATCACAAATGCACAACAACAAGCAGAAGCACAATTGGAACAAATCACATCAAATAAGGACCTTACAAAGGCATATGCACAATATTCTGATAGTTTTACAACTATAATTCTTCCCATGCAATCAAATTTATCAACTTCAAATAGTGTTGACTGGGGAAGTGACAGTTTGAATATTGCTCAACTTGTGGGAGGACAACTCTTTACTAATTACTTTACTAGTGCTGGTAGTGGAAATGCCATTGAATCTATGAAAAATCTTGCTGTCCAGGCAATTCAATCAATGGGTACATTTGCAGATATTGGTGTAGCAAATAAAAATACTATTGCTGCTTTGATGGCTGGTTATCTTGTAGGAAATAACAACATTGCCACAAGAGCAACTGGAACTGTAATCAACCCAAATATGGAAATGTTATTCAATGGTCCAAGAATGAGAACGTTCAATTTCCAATTTGATATGACACCAAGATTCAAGGAAGAATCTGATCAAATAAAGAAAATAATTAAGACATTTAAAAAATACATGTCTCCATCAAAAACACCAGGAAATGCATTCTTAAGGTCGCCAAAAATATTCCTCTTAAAGTACATTTACAATGGTAATATCAAGAGTGGTGTTGCAAATGGAAATACTCATCCATATCTAAATAAATTCAAACCTTGTGCTTTAACAGAATTCAATGTGAACTATACACCAGATGGTTCATATATGACATACAGAGATGATGGGTCAATGACAAAATATAGCATCTCAATGTCATTTTCTGAAATTGCTCCAATATATCAAAGTGATTATGATGACGACACTAACGATATGGGTTATTAAAAATGTCAAAACCTTATTTTAGGTATATTCCAAACTTCACATATGTCAATAGGCTCAGAGAAAATAAAACTCTCTCTGAGTTTATTGTAGTGAAAAATATTTTCAAAAGAGGAAGATTAGACAATAATATTATTAGAGATCTATCATACTTTACAAAATATCAAATTGTTGGCAATGAAAGACCTGATGAGGTTGCATACAAAATATATGAAGATCAATATTATGATTGGTTGATTCTTCTCTGCAACAATATTATTAATTTTCAAGATGAATGGCCAATGAGTCAGAGATCATTTGAAAAATATCTTTACACAAAGTACATCACTGATGCTAATCTCAATTCAATTCATCATTATGTAAGTAAAGAGGTGAGAAACAGTAGAGGAGAGGTGATATCACCAGCAGGATTAGAAGTTCCATCCAATTACTCAATTACATATTTTGATGATGGATCTCAGTCTGAAGTAACTGCAGTAAATGTAACTCAAGGCATCACCAACTTACAATATGAAACTAAAAAAGAAGAAAATAAAAGAAATATTTTTGTACTGAAACCAGAATTTGCTAGTTTAATAGCAGATGAGTTGGATGGATCTATGATATATCAATCAGGAAGTTCTCAATACATCAGTAATAATCTTATTAAGGGCGAAAATATCAGATTATATCAATAGAAAAAAAGTAAAGGGGGCAATTTTCACCAGGAAAATTTTCTGCCCCCTTTTTGGATTATAAAGTGAATTTTGAAATCACTTAAAGATTAGATTTATATATGCTGCAACAACCAGAAGAGTAAGACAGATCTGATTATACTTCATCACATCTCAGCAAGTTTGCTGAAGTAACTCAGTGCATCATCCTCATCATCATCACTGGATGAAGTTTCAGGAACAGATTGCGACTTAGTATAACTCTGCTCAAGTTTCTGGAAGACTTCCTCTTCAGTCACACGCTTGCTTTCAGTAGAAGCATAACTATCATACTCAGTCTCCTCATCAACAGTTGCCATGCGAGTGGACTTGTTACCAAGAACATAGTCAAGACGCTTCTTCAGATCCTCATAGGATTTGAATTGATCAGCAGCAGTGATGGCAGTCAGAGAATACTGCTTCTTCCACAGTGCTTCCAGAGCATCATCATCATCCAGCAGCGCACTGGGACGATCAAACTCAGACTTATCATAGTTCCAGTAACCATCCTTCTTCACCAACTTCAGTTTG